ACATACTATCAGTCATAGTCTGAAACTTTAGATTACTATCAAATACAAAACGTTCTTCAGGTGAAAGATTCTTATAATCACTAATATCCTTTACCAAGGAAACTTCTTGAGGTCTCCAAAAGAAATTCAACTGTTGATCATATAGATCATAGAACTTAGGATACTTGATCAAATCATATCTTTGTAAAGAGAGATCTTCTCCCAAGAACATTGGATTTCTTAATTGGTCTATATTTTTCTTATTTAATACTGTTTTCATTTTATCCTCCTATTATAGAGCACAAGCTCCGCTTTCACAACCGGATTCTTGTACTACTGGTTGTTTTATTTCCGTCTTCTTTTCATCCATGGCGGTTTGTTTATCACCGTCATCAGTATTAGCATAATACAGATTCTTTAGACCATACTTGTAAGCCAATAACATGTCCTTAATTACTTCTTGAACAGGAACTTTATTCTTTTCATAACGGGATGGAATATAATAAGTATTTGTACTAATACTCATATCAGTAAATTTTTGAATGGCAGCAGCAACCTTCAAGTAACCTTCATTACTTGGCATATCAAAAGCAAAGGTATAATTATCCTTATACTTATCAATATTTGGAATTACTACTGGCAAAATGTTACTCTTGCTTCCCTTAAAACTAATAGCACTACGAGGTGGTTCAATACCATTAGTACTACTTTGAATTACACTGCTAGATTCTACAGGCATACATGCAGTCAATGTAGAATGTCTCATACCATGTTTCTTAATTTCTTCACGGAGTGTTTCCCAATCACAATGTAGTGGTTCTGTAATAAATTCATCTACATCTTTCTTGTAAGTATCAATTGGCAATACTCCTTGACTAAACTTGGTACGATCAAACTTTTCACACTTACCTACTTCTTTTGCCATTTCAACACTTGCCTTGATTAAATAGTAACTAGTCTTTTCCATCCATTTGGCAACAAAGTTAGGAGCATCTTTATCCCAATACTTCAATCCTTCTTTAGCCAATAGAGCAGCCAAATTACTTACACCTACACCAAGACTACGGCGTTTCTTAGCAAAATTTTCTGCGGCTGGTACGAAATAATCTTGATGTTCAATCAAAGCATCTAACATTCTAACAATAATGTCACATACACTTTCCATTTCTTCATCATCTTTGATTTCCAACCAGTTCAAAGCAGCCAAGATACAAACACCAATTTCTCCATTCTTATCATTGACATCAGTAATTGGAATCAATGGATGATTAACTTCAAGACATAGATTGCTAGTATCTACTTGATCCAACCAACTACCATGTTCATTAGCGTGATCAACAAACATTGTATAAATACGACCAGTTTCAAGTCGTTCTTTAGCCAATAATCCCATCAATTCACGGGCAGGTACTTTCTTCTTGAACTTGATATTTTTGTTAGCTTCAGCCTTTTCATATTTCTCTTTGAATCCTTCCATACCAAATGTATTCCATAGTGAAGGACATTCATGGTAACTGAATAGTGTTACATCTTGATTTTTCAAGAATCGTTCAAAGATTAGTTTGTCCAATCCAATACAATAATCCAACTTACGAACACGGTTATCATCGGTACCTTGATTGTTCTTCAATACAAGAATATCTAGAATGTCATAGTGGAACCATGCAAAATTGACGGTGGCACTACCCCCTCTAATTCCGTTTTGGTGACAACTTTTTACAGTTGATTCAAATGCTTTAGCAAATGGAATTGGTCCAGTATGCATTACTTCACCGTTACGAATTGGAGCATTTGTAGCACGAAGTCTGGATAGATTCAATCCAATACCATAACGACTTGCAGTAGCAAATCCTACAGCACTGTTGTTGCTGAAAATACTACGAAGATCATCATCTACAGTGAATAGTGAACAACTAGCATAGCTCTTCATTGGAGTTCTTACGCCAGCCATAATTGGGGTTGGTAGATTGATCTTATGTTTGCTAAAATAATTATAAGCTTTCTTTACATATTCAAGACGGTTTTCTTTATAGTCTTTAAAGAATGTCATTGCAATAAGCATATATGCAAATTGTGGAGTTTCATAAATTGTCTTAGTAGCACGATTTTGTACTAAGTATTTATCACACAACTGTTTGATACCAGCATATGTAAAATTAAAATCTCTATCATGACGGAGATATTCATCCAATTTATCAAATTCTTGTTTGGTATACCATTCTAGAATTTCTTCGTCATAAACCAATGCGTCAATATTAGCTCTAACAAGATCATGTAATTTAGGAGGATTCTTTCCACCCCAAACATTCTTTCTTAATCTATAATTCAATAGTCTTGATGCTACATATTGATAATTAGGTTTTTGTTCACTGATCAAATTTGACGCAGCTTCAATCAACATTGTATGAATATCACCAGAAGACATCTTATCAAAGAATGATAGATGTGCATTCATTGCGACTTCTTCAAAACTAACATTTTTAATATCATCGGTTGCCCATTGCAAAACCTTATTGATTTTATCTGCACTAAATTTTTCCAAATTTCCGTTACGCTTCTTTATAAAAATTTCTTTGTTCATATGGGTAAAAAATAATTATCCAATCGGGGAGAAAAAGTCCAAAATAAAAGTTTAAAAAAATCTTGTTTTATAGAAACTTTTTCTCCCCAGATTGATATATAGGTTATTCACTGTCCTCTGAATTATGAGCATTCCACTTGTTGCTCATCATTTTCTTGACTACATTTTCTTCTTGACTCATTTCATTCAAAATACCCATACCTTCACGGCTGTTTTCCGCAAAGATTCTGATATCACCACAACCAGCATTCATTCTAGCTGGGAATGTAATACCATCAGGTCCGAATCGATTCTTAATTACATGGAATCGTGCAGTATTAGCTTGTTTATCTGACATCTTACGACTTAGTGACATAACAAAGTCAGCGGTCATAATCTTACGATAACTATCTGAAATATTATTTGCTTGAATGATGTCTTCATCCATAGCAGCACGGTTACTCTGTGAAGCACTCCAAATAGGAACTTGTAATTCACCAGCTACACCACGAAGTTCTTCATAAATACCACCGGCCTCACTATAACTGTTGCTATTTCGTTCACTTTGTGATGGACGAAGAATATCAGCATAGTCAACAATAATCATATCCACCTTAGTACCTAGAGTTTGAATTCGTTCCGCATGTAGTTTCAAACTATGAGCAGATACAGTCTTAATTGGGAAATATTTAATAATCAACTTACCAGGTACTTCTGCAATCTTCTTTTTAACAATATCAATGTTGTTACGAATATTTTGGAAATCAATTCCAGTAAAACAAGCATCATAACGAAGACCAACATAGTTTTCATTCAATTCCAAAGTATAATGTAATACATTTTTACCTTGACGCATTGCTTCTGCACCCATCTTGGCAAGAACCCAACTCTTACCACTACCTGCACAAGCAGTGATAATTCCTAGTTCACCACCAGCAAGGCCACCATCCATAATACTATCTACTTCTGTCCAATTAGTCTTGACAGTCTTACGAGCCATTTGACTCATACGCTTTTCAATATCAACCATGTATTCATGTCCAATATTGCGTTCCATACCAGCTTTCATCGCAACATCAACTACATGTTTGATCTTATCATATTGACCACTCTTCAAATGATCAACACTTTCCATAATAGCATTCTTGATCTTTTGATTCTTACAAAATTCAAGAAACTGTTCTTTGATATACTTCAAATCAGTATCACTGATTTTCTGGTAAACCAAACGAAGTTGTTCTACAACGGACTGTTTCAACAAATCGTTCTCAATACCGTCAACTTTAACCTTAAAGACTGCCAAGGTTGGCAAATCTTTGTATTGAAGAAAATAACTAATCGTTTCTTTAACGATAAATTTATGCGCATCTGTCTCAAAACTATCTGGTTCCAAGATATCGCTAATTCTTTCAATGAATGTTTTATCCGACACCAAACCACTAATACATTTGATTTGGAATTCAGATCCGAATTTTTTTAGGTTATCAATAATTTTTTCCGACATAATTTTATATAATTTATCTACACCAACTATACCACACCATTTCTGTAAACCAAGATTATTTACAGAACCATTGAATTGATTTTTCCAAACACTTCATTTAACCACACCATGCTATTTGGAAAATTATTTTGCATACAGTCTTCTACCAACAATTTACTAAAACCAAATCTGTCAAGTTTACCGATTGGTTTTTCCATGATTTCATTGATTCTCAATTGCGAGAATGATTGAATTTGTGTGTCATGCAATTGCATTAAATCATAATTACGCTGCATGATATCTTTGTTCTCTAATACAGTATCATACAACTTTAATTTACCTTTGTGAGTATCACTATAATTGTATAATTCTTGTAAAGAATATTGTTTATCCTCTGTAAGAATAGGATAACACTTGATAATAGTTTTTAACCCAGCACCTTTAATGCCGTCAATATTATCACTACTATCTCCTTCCATTATTCTATAATTGATAAAGTTCTTACAACTAATACCATATTCCAATAAAATTTCTGCACAACCATACAATTTCTTTTTGGTTGGACTCCAGATTTTAATTCTATCACCGGCTAGTTGTAAGAAATCTTTATCCGCACTCATAATAGTAACATTACTATTCTTAAAGTACTCTTTAGCCAAATAAGCAATTGTGTCATCTGCTTCAATATGATCAATTGCCATTGTTGTTACAGGCAACTTATCTAGATATTGTACAGTTCTCAACAACTGTTTCTTTAGATTTTTATCTTCAGTATCTGGAGTGGTAAGATCATCATAAGCTCTATTAAGCCTAATTTTAGTCTTTCTACCACTCTTGTATTCTGGATAAATCTTTCTTCTTTTCAGTGAACCCCCTTGACCATCGGATACAATAACAATCTTTGTAGGATTGATTAATTTAACCGCATAACCAATGCTTTTTAAACACCCAGCAATTCCACCGGTATGATTACCATTGGTATTGAGGGAGGGGGAGGCCATGAACGCTCTAATAAAAGTGTTCATGAAATCAACAATTAATACTTCAGAATCGGAGGATCTATTCAATCCTCCAACTCTGTCTTCTTGTTTTACATTATCGAATAACGAAAACAACCTCTTTTTTTCACTGTCAGATAGATTACTCATTCTCAGATGATACACCAACATCTTCGTCTGTGTCAACAACTGCGTCATCAACAATGACACTATTTGGATCTTTATATTTCATAATTACTGCGTCACAAATTTTCAAGTAAACTTCTTCACTCAAAACTTTATCCGTCTTCATTGTTTCTACAAAGTCCTTGGATTGGAACTTCCACTCACTACCATCATCCTTTTTATAAGTATAATAAGCACCACCCTGTTTAATTAGATTCTGATCCTTTAGAACCTTAATCCAACTACCATAGTCAGCTATTCCACTGTCAAAGTAAATATCAAAACTAGCTTGACGCTGTGGTGGTCCCATACGGTTCTTGATAACAACTGCTTTACATTCATTACCAATAACATCTTCACCTTTCTTTAGTTTACCAGTGTTGTTCAAACGAACACGAACACTACAATGATATGCTAATGCCTTACCACCACTAACTACATACTTGTCACCAAATGCCATAGCATTTAGATTCTGACGTAATTGATTGGTAAATACAGTAAGAACTTTTTGTTTACCAATCATGTTGGTGATCTTACGCATTGCTTTGCTAATAATAATAGATTTACCAGTAGCAAATCCATCTTTACCGTGATCACTCTCCAACTCTGCCTTTGTAGAAGCAGCAGCTACAGAGTCAATAATAAGTGTCAAAATACGATCTTTATTGCTCTTACGAACAATTCCAATCATCTTTTCCATCTGTTCAAAAATATCTTCTACAGTATCTACTTGAACATATAGAAGATTCTTTAAATCTACACCCAAACTCTTCCAGAATTCAGGAGCTGCAGCATTTTCTGTATCTAGTACTACTGCGACACCACCTTTACGCTGTGTTTCTGCACAAATATGAGCAGATACTAGACTCTTACCAGTTCCTTCCAACCCATTGAATTCAACCATCTTTCCAACTGGCAATCCACCATGAGGACGATTGCTAATCGCTAGATCAAGCATAGAAGAACCTGTACTAATCCAATCACTAATTTCTGCTGGATTTTCCTGTTCATCCAAGAAATATGCAATCTTACCGCCATCTTTATTGGCTTTATTTAACTCATTTGCGAGTAATTCGACTAACTCATCTCTTTGAGGAGTATCTTGTGTAACTTGATTTTTCTTTTTCATAATAATATAAAACTAAAATAGGGGTGGCAGTAATATATACTACCACCCCATTACAAACAATTTATTTTAACTGTTAAACAAATTATCAAAAGCGGCTGCTACATCATCCGAATTTGATTTTGCTGCGGTAGCTGTTGGTGATTTATTCGTTGCAGTTGCTTTTGGAGCAGGAGCAGGAGTTTCCTCATCAACAATTGTGTTGACTGTTCCTTCAGAAGGAATTGAACCATCTGGATTCAACCAGGCATTCATTACTTCCTTTAGTTCGTCATAACTAAACTCAGGAAATAGATCCATGATGTTAGTCTGTTGTGCCAAGATATCCTTTTGAGAAGGATCAATTGCAACACTTGCATTTGGCTTGACACGAATTGTAGTTTCTGGGAATGACTTACCAGAATCTTCTGCGGTACGGAATTCTACAACAATGTCACGACCATTGACCAAATCAGTAATATCACCGTAATCAACGTCACTGATGATACTTAGAATTTCTTGGTAAACATTCTTACCAAATCCCCAGAAACGAACACCTTCGTTTTCCTCACCACGAACGATGATAGGAGCATAGGTACGCATCTTTGGTTCAAACTTACGACCCAAAATCCAATCTTCCTTGTTTCCGGTCTTCTTCATACGATTGGACCATTCAACGATTGGATCAGGACGATTGAAACTATCGGGAGATAGATAAGTCTTGTTATTGATATTGTAGTGGAACTTTAGTTCGATAAAAGGATTATCGGTTTGATACTTGTAGGGAACGATACGAACTACTTGTTTACCAGGCTTTGGTTTCCAAATGAGATTGGTTTTGTTGCCTTGGTTTGTTAGAGAGCTCAAACGACTCTTCAATTTTGATATGTCTAATGCCATAATTTTTAATTAGTTAATTTAGTTAATTAGTTAATTAGATAACTCACACGAATTATTTAATGACAACCAATTAAGTTGTCATCAATATATATGAAGACCAAAAAGATTTCAACTTATTATATCAAATATTTTGACGGAGACAATTTTCACTGATACTTCGCTTGTTAAAATAATTGAATTTCTGTAGAGATTCCAATCCAATTGGAAGGTTTTATCAAAAACACCATTGTTTTCTTCAGCAATCAACTTATTCATTGCATTGAGAGTATACAGTGTGTTTGTTTCTTTTTTTCTATGGACACTGATGGTGTTACGAAATTTCAATTGGTTACCATCATTTATTTCTACATTGTATGTTGCGTACAATTCTTTTGGATTGTTGACATTACACAATAAAAATATTTTACCGTTAATAACACTATAGAAACTTTTTATTTCTTGTATAGTATCATTATATTCTTTGGAATTGGTAAATGTACACAATAGTTGTTTGTTCTTCATTTATTTATTATTAGTTGTTTACCGTCAACATTCCACAATTTACCGACATAATTTCCAGAAGAATCAAACCAACTATTTCTTTTGTTATAAAATCCAAACTTTAAAGCTTCTTGTAAAGTATATTCAGTAGTCAATGCTTTCTCAATTGCTACTGCATCTTGTTCTTTTTCTTCGGGAGTTCTATCATCACTCTTTGATTTTTGTGGTTCTGATTGTTGAACAGGTTGGGTTTGTTGTGGTTCAAATTCAATTTGTTGTCCACTTGGTTGTTCTGGCTGTTCGTCTCCATCAAATACATTAGCTTGACCCTTTTTTGGATTTTCTTCAAAATGGGTACCACGAGCAATAGCTTTTTGTTTATATTCTGGAGTTGGAAAGGTTACAAGAATACCATTTGTATTGTATGCTTGTCTTTCAGGATATTTACCTTCAAGCATTTTATTCAAATATTGATTTACGATATTTGAATCAACATTTGAATTCAACAAATATTCTCTTAATACTTCAATGTGTTCTTGTTTAGAAATATCAAATATACCGTTTTCAATTGAAATGTCGGTACTTGCTTTTTCTAATGCTTCTAAAAATATTTGTTTGATGTTCATAATTAAAATACATCCTCTTCACTTAAATTGGAACGATGAATTTCTGTTTTGAAAGAAAACTTACTTCCTCTTTCATTTCTTAATTCAATTGCAGAATAAAATGGTTTAACTTCTACCTTTCCATTTTCCTCTTCTTCTCGTATATCGAATATAATATATAAATATACAACGAAATATGTTCCTTCTTTATTTTTACTTACTTCAAACTTACTCAATCTAAAATTCTTATTTTCACTTGCATCAATTAACTTTTTACCACTTGAAAACTCAGACTTGGTTCCCATTCTGTTAATTGTCTTACCATTAAATACTACAAGCGGTAAACTATCATTGTTACCAAAGATTGCTTCGGCAGATATTTGACTTGCAAATTGAATAAATTCTTTCTTGATTTGAGATTCATTGCCAACATTCATAAATCTTTCAATGAACTTTTCATAAAACTTTATAGCTGCAATATTAGAATTAAAGATATTCATTGGTCTAAATACACCTTTATTCATCGGAACATCACCTTTAGTAGATGGATTAAAATAATCATTATAAACTTTTATAGAAGCATTCTTGACTTCTTTTACATCGTCTGATGTAGTACCAGTTAGTTGAACCATAAACAGATTCTTATTATCAATCAATCTTACCTTTTCATTTATGGTGCTAAATAATGAATCTGGTTGAATTCTATTGATTTGTTGAATAAATATAGCAACATTTTTCTTTAAAGAATCGGTCATTTTTACTAATACTTCATCAGCTTCTCTTGCTTCAGATAAAACACCAATTTCTTTTTCAATAGTATCCCATGTATTAAACATAGTGGAATATTGATTTCTAGCATAATTCATGTCTTCTTGACATTTTTGTTCAATATTACCAAATATTTTAACAATGGTATTTTTAACCTTTTGTGTAAAATCAGTCCATCCTTTTGTCAATTCCGCAGACAAATCTCCTATTTTTGATGAAATTCTATTGAGAGATGACTTTAACGATGATATAAATTCAATTTCAGTTAGTAATGTCTTACCCAAATATATTTCTTCAAATACAGGAGCACCACCACTAAATACACTGCGTGGATCTTTTTCAATTGGTTTTCCATCTGGTTGTTGTGATTGTAACCATTGATAGTATTTTTCTCTTTCTGCGGGTGTACCTGAAAAACTTAATTTGTCTGGTAAAATATCAAAAGCACCTTTCATTCTACCAATACGATAACTATCTCCACCAGCTTTCAAAGAAACCATTGCGAATTTCTTTCCAGTACCAGTAATCTCACATAAACTTTCATCGGTACCATTTACTTTTTTATCTTTTAAAGCAATTTGAATTTCTGATATACTACAATTGTACAACAATACCGCATCAGCAGTGTTTTCTTTTTTCTTATCTTTACTGGCATACCCACTATTATTGAAGAATTCATAGAACTTTTTGATGTCTTGATGAATAAATCCGGTTGGTTTTGCAGATGTTACATTTGCTAATGTTACACTAGTACCAGATGCCAATTCAATTCTTGCCTTTATATCAGCATAATTTTGATATAATTTATTTTTTCCAACCGCAGTAATTATTGCGGGATTATCTAATTGTTGTATGCTCTTTAATATCTTTTCTATTTCTTCCGATAATTTTAACCATTTTTTGATTGTGTCTTTTTCTTTCGGATAATAATCGCCATTTTCGCCGAATATCTTATATAAAGGAAAACTTTCTCTTAATTGTTGACTGAATGGCAATGGCATAACAGTCTCAACCTGTTGTAACTTAACTTGTAAGTCTTTTAATTTTACATCGTCGTCTATATTCATTCGTATATATAAATATTGATATATACACGAAAATCAAATTGTTTTTAAATATCCACAACCGTCATACTATCATAATTCTTACCTATGTAACACTTTACAGGAAATTGATTGTTTGACATCAATCTTTTCAATTCTACCAAAGTCTCTTTTTTATCATTCTTGTGACAATCAAACAAAACACTATCATAAGTATATAAAATAGCCTTAGTTTGTTTACCGTTCAAATATTCATTAACTCTTACCAATGATTGCATTCCAAATTCAGTTTCACTGGCTTGTAAGATATAATTGAATAATTTGTTAGGATTTGGTTCATTTATATGGTTTGTAGTGATTCTTCTTTTATAAATCGGAGTTTCTACATAACCATTTTCATTAAAGAACTTCCATCTATGAGCAATATAATCACTCATTTTCTTAAAATATGGTATTTCTAATAATTCTGTGGGAATATTACCATACATACACTGAAATGTTAGGTTCTTTGACGCTTTAATTTCTTCGTCTGATAACTTATCCTTACCATAGTATAACTTTCCAAGATACTCATAAGCATTTGGTGGTAAGTTATAATTGATCAACTTTGCAACTATGTGGGGGTGGTAGGCGCTATAATCAATCATAAATAACATACCATCATCACCATATCTACTGATAAATGAAGATCTACACCCGTTTTCTTTATTTAAAGCACTATAGTTTACATTACCAAACCTATTACTGGGTCGTCCTGTTGCAGTATATAGGTTATATTGTGTATAAACATAACCATCCTTATCTTTGATCGTTTTGTTCTCAAAATGCCTATTAAACAATTCTACATCCACTTTTAACCTATTATGTTCAAGAATTCTAAGATTGTCAGTAATTGTACTATTGATACTATAAAAACTATCATCAATCTTGACGGATTTGAGTCTAATCAACACTGCATCATACATACTTTCAAACTTTTCCAAATGTTTTACCATCGGAATTGCTTTATTCAATTCACCATATTTTTGAAACTTAGTTTTGATAACATTATGTGCAGTTGTATCAAATTCACTATAATCTTCAACTTTACCGTCACTAATAAAGAAAATGATGTTAATATCAAACAGATTATTGATAGGAAACAGATGCAAACACTTTTTCTTATCAAATACCCACTTCTTACCTT